CTCTTATTTGCTATTAACCAGTTGTACTTGTTCCAATAGTTCTAGGAACTGCTGCTCCTACTCCTTCACCATTTGGTGTTTGTACAGCATTATCATACTGTATTGTAATTGATGTTTGTACTGGTTCACTGTTTGCATATGCTAAAGAATTGTAGTTAACTTCTGTTAAGTAGCAACCATAAATTTCCCAAGTTTCTAGTACACCTGCTTCTGCTGCTCCGTTACCACCATCTAAAATTTCAATGTTAGTTTGGAACTTATAATCAATACCAGATGCAGCACTTGCTTGGTTAATAAAGTCAAATTGTTTCTGAAGCTGTTCGCCAACTAGTTTTTGAACACTGTTGTTTACATCTTCACGAAGCGTAATTGTAATTGGGTTCCATGTATGTTTACCTGCTAAATGTACAGTTGAATTGTAAACTGGAATTGGCATGTTTTCAAACGTCAAGTTTGGTCTTGCAGCATCAATTACTTGTTTTGTTAATTCTGTGGTTGATGCAGTGACGCCAAAGTTAATAAAGTTTACTCTAAAACGATATTGTAATTTAGGCATTAATAAGCCTTCAGATGTTGCACTCTGATCGCTTGCTAATGGAACACTTAATTTTGTTAATGATGAGATTGCCATTTAATATTTCTCCTATTCACAAGTATTTATCAGTTTAGGGTCAACTTTCGATGACCCTAAATTTAACTGATTATAGACTTGCAATTTCTCCTGTGTTTTTAAGGCGTAGTGGAATGTAAATAAACTCAACACTCTTAACTGGTTCGATAGCAACGTCTACATATAGTTCGTTTTTATCTATTCTTGTCGGAGTGTTGTTTGTTTCGTCACACACAACTAGGTAGTCAAAAATTGCTCTTAGTGATGTAAGTTCAATTAGTAGACTTTCAACTTGTCCTTTGATACTATCTCTGGTAATCTTATCATTTGGTTCAAAGATAAAAGGTTTAGCAAGTGTTTTAAGTTGACTACGTAAGTAAACTACAAGTCTAGCAACATTAACTCTATCTAGTGAACTTGCATTTGCTGCACGAGTTTTTTGTCCAAAGACAACAAGTCCTGCTCCGTTAATAAACGAAATAGGGTTAATATTCTTAGAATATAATGTATCTCTTTGTCCTTCGTTAAGTGCAACACTTTGGAACTCACCTTCACTTGTGATATATCCTGATGCTGTAGCATTAGTTACACTACCACGTCTTGTGCCTGCTGGAGCAAACCAGGGGAACGCAACTTGGTCGTTTAATGCAATTGTTCTTAGTGCCATGTGTGATGCTGGAACAACAATGTTGTTTCCTGCGTTATCGCTTGTAAATCCTGCTGGATAATACATGCCTAAGTATTCATCACTAGTAACTGCACCGTCATCATTATCTTCTACTGCGCCTGCAATGTTGTTTGCCCAGTTTGTTAATGATGTGCTATCAGGTGTTAGTCTCATTGGAGTATCACCCACAACAAACGCTGTTAATCCACGATCGTTGTTTAGTGTTACCATTTCACCAATAAGTTCTGGATAGCCTGGAGTTGCAATCAAGTTAAAGATTCTCGATTCGTCATCACGGATATCTTGGTTGCTGTTCATTTCTGCTTGTAACGCTTGTACAACAATTTTACGTTGTGCTTTACGTCCAAATGATCCTGAACCATCTTCGTTGTTTGCTGATTTTGTTACCCAACGGTTAGCATAGTAGCCTGCCATAGATTCGTCGCCATTACGACCGTTTTCAGCATTGATATCAATATGATCACGCTTGAATTCTTTTACGTTGAACCCACTTCTACGTGTATTCCATAGCAACATACCTTTTGGATATAGTGCTGGATCTGGAGCATCTGGGTCTAAGTAGTTGCTTACTAGTAGATCTGCAATTGTGCCTGCTTCGTCACTGTTTGCACCTGCTGTGTTATAACGTGCATCTGCAAATAGTACACCGTTTTCAGTTGTTTGATCTGTGTTGTCTAGTAATGCCCAAACACCTGCTGCTGTCCATCTGTAAACTTGTGGATAGTTTTCTAAGTCTGCTGTTGAAATCCAAAGATCACCAGCAACTAGCGCACTTCCGTCTGACTGTTGTGTTGGAGCACTTGCTGCAACAATCGGTCCTGCTGGATCGTTTGTGCTACTTGCGCCTACTAAGCCGCCGCCTGTGTGGTCAAAATTATGATAACCAACCCATGATGTACCATTATGAATCATCATGTCTACTTCATCTACTACGCTGCTGTACCATAGAGCACCGTCTGCTGGTGTACTTGTAGGTGCACCTTCTGAAGCAGTATATGACAATGCTTTCCACCATGTAACAATATATTGCTTAGGTGATGTGCTAGAGTCAGTACCTGGTGTGTAATAAAAGTTTGTAGTAGTTGTAGGATCTGTTGAATCAAACACTGTAAATGCGTTATCAACAATGCTGTCTGTATCAACAATACGAATTTCGCCACCTAGTGCATGTGAAATAACAACTCTGTTTTGTGAATCTACGCTTGCGCTTACATTTGTAAATCCTGCTGAGTTAATATCACCTGCTAGTGTATCTGCATCCGCAGTTACACCTGCTGCTGTAAACGAAATTGTTTTTGCACTATCCATTGAATCTTGTCCGGATAAACTTTCTGACATTGTAAATGAATATGTGCCTGCTGGGAATGTAGATGCTGTAATTTTTGCTGATGTAACTGTAACTGCGCCACTTCCGCTCTTACGATAGAGTTTAAAGTTTGCTAAGTTGTCGTACTCATCTTCACTTGTGTTACTTTGTACATAGATAGCACCTTCTGCAATACCAGCACCGCCGCCTGATGAATCTAATTCATAGATTGCTTTATGGTTTGTTGGATAAATTTTAGCACTTACAGTTGTCCATGCGTCTGTTGCTGAACTATACTGCTTTACGTTCCAGTTTGCACCTAAGTTAGGTGTTGTTGTTTTAACCCAAATAGAACCTGTTGGTCTTGGTTGTGTGTCATTTGTTTTGTACTCTGGAACACTTGTATGCGGAGCAATAGTTAATTCTGGTGAATAATATTCACCAGCTGTAATGCCTAGAGCACTTAACAATGCTGCATCACCAAAAACATCAATCAAGTCGCCCTTGCCGCCAGTTGTACCACCAGCATTATATAGTGAAAGTCTTCCGTTGTTATTTTTTGCAGTAACACCTGCGGCTATAAGTCCTGCATCTACATTAATTTGGCTAACCAAAGATGTAACAGTTGCACCTGTAAGTGTAATTGTATGCTCTGTTGAAGTACTATTTGCTTCTTCAACACGAATAATTAGTTCTTGACCAATTGTTAGTGTTGGATTTGCTGCTGTACCAGTTACTGCTGGCCAACTTTTTCTCCATGCAGCACCGCCTACTTCTACCCAAGTACCATCTGCATTTTTGTACCATAGTTTGTTAGTAGTTGTAACTGCTACTAGTGCATAGTCACCTACAGCACCTACTGATGTTTTTGGTGTATAGTCTGCGCCTGCATAGTCAACAACTTTTGTTGTATCTGTAATTACAGTTGGAACTTTGTTAGTAAATGTTTGTCCGCCTGTTGTAGTAGCCGCTGCACCGTTCCATTCAAACACACCGTAGAATGAATCATTTGTATCAAACCACCATGCACCATTAGCAGGCTTACCTGCTGTTTCTGTTGCACTTGCTGTGATTGCATTTGTGTCTACTGGTGCTCTTACAATATAGGCTCTATTTGCTACGCCTAAGAAACTGTATGCTGCTTGTAAACCGTATTCGTTTTGTTCGCCCCCATGAATCGAAGCACCATTGTTATCTGTGTAGAACAATGGATCGCCGAATGTTTCTGATAGTTCACGCTGTGAACTTATTAAATATACTTTGCCAGCATTTGCTGCTGTTGTACCTGGGGCAATACCTGTGCCTGCAGGATTTGATTTATCTTGTTTTGTTGCCACAAAAATTAGTGGTGTTGTACCTGGTTCAGCAGGAGTGTAAAAACTCTCATCTATAACGCTGACCTGTACGCCTGGTGATGTTAAAGCCATTTTTTTAATCTCCTTTGGGATTTCA